CGTTAACGACTTCAAGGCAAAGCATAACCTGACAAATATAAACTTCATCAAGGGATACTTTGATGAGGTAGCTGAGCAATTGAGGTACTGCATCCTCGCCGACATCATTCACATCGATGGGCTGCATACTTATGAAGCGGTCAAGCACGACTTCAATACTTGGCTTCCAATGCTCAAGCATGATGGCGTCATCCTTATGCATGATACACGAGCATACAAGCCGGGTTTTGGTGTGGGTAAGTTCTTCTCAGAGATCAACATGCCTAAGCTAAACTTCAGCGGCTCGTATGGTCTTGGTGTAGTAAGTAGAGATGCTGAGTTGATTGATAAGATTTACGATGAGTTCACTGACAAGATTGATTATCTCTATTATCCAGGTGGTAAATGAACGGACATCCCAACATACTAATAGTCGCTGAGAAGTTTCCCAACGACTACAATCCGAGAACTACACCAAATCCGGCCGAGGGCTTTGCCGAGACATTCAACCTTCACTTCGTATCGAGCTTGAATGTTCTCGACGAGGTGCTGGCTACATGTAAGATTGACTTGATCGTTGTAGATCAGGAGTTCTGCTCTGACTTACCGGTTAACAGTGAGTACGAGAATAAGATCCTATACATCAACCCGATTGATATGATTCACCTGCTCGATGGCGACTACCTGTTTAAGCACTACATCTCTGCTGTGATAAAACCGGTCGAGAAATTGATCAGCGTATTCACACCGACGTACAACACCGGTAACATGATCTTTGAGACGCATCGCTGTCTCTGCAACCAGACCTATAAGAACTGGGAGTGGGTTATCATTGACGACTCAACAGACGATGTTACATTTACAATGCTGAGTGATCTCGCAAGCAGAGACTATCGAGTCAAGGTGTACAAGCGATCTCAGAGATCTGGCGTCATTGGCTATCTCAAGAACAAGGCTGCATCTCTCTGCAGCGGCGATATTCTAGTTGAGCTTGATCACGACGACATCTTGACTGAAGAAGCACTTGAAATCATCTTAAACGCATTTACAGCTCATCCTGAAGCCGGCTATCTCTTTAGCGACAGCGTTGAGTTTTATCCTGACATGCAGAGCCGCACCTACGGCGAGGGCTTTGGAATGGGCTGCGGTACCTACTACGAGTTTGAGTATGGACCAGATACATTTACTGCGTGCGCTATACCACTCAACTCAAGGACTCTTCGCCACAACGTAGGACTTCCCAACCACGTTAGAGCTTGGCGTAAGAGCTTCTACGTAGAAGTCGGTGGCCACAATAAGAACTTAGGCATCGCAGATGATCACGAGCTCTCGGTGAGATCATTCCTCAACACTCGAGTAATCCACATCAACTCGGTGCTCTACTTCCAGAGAGTACGCGAGGACGGACAGAACACCACCAACACGCGCAACTCAGAGATACAGAGAACATCACGCGGCATCTTTGACTATTACGACAAGCAGATACACGATCGAATAGAACAACTTGGTTATCAAGATCTAGTATGGGATAGCATAAATAACAGGTCTGACTTAGGGAAGGCAATTGATATAAAAGAAGACTACTCAATAAAATACATCCCATAGGGAGATCAAATTGCTAAAAACTAAAGTCAGCCACTTCTTTGGATCACAGGAGAGGTGGAATATCCAGCTGACACGACTCGACTTAGATACGGAAGACCTAGACGAGAAAGAAGCTCTTGAGAACGGCTGGCTTATCTGGAATAACAGGTGGTATAACTGCAGGAGTGTTCGCCTCCGCCTAGATGACTATATTCCAGTCAAGACTCTATCTTCAATCACTGCCGGATTTACCACCGACCTAGACGTAGTTGCCAAGATCTATCGAGAGTTCTTGGACTACAAGGGATACACTGAAGAGTTTGATCTCTTTCTCGAGCAGCATAGGGCCGAGTGGCTTTTACTTAAAGATAGTGGAGTCCCAGTGGCATTCACTAAGTTTAAGAAGTACGACGGCGGGATTGAGTCTGAGTTTACGTCTTGGAACTATCACAATCCTAAATTATCGATAGGCAAAGTGATCGTTAACTTTGAAGTTGAGTATGCAAAGAAACTCGGGTACGAGCATCTCTACATCGGCCAAGGATATGAAAAGGGCAGCGTCTATAAAAATAAGTTTGCTGGATTTGAGTGGTGGGATGGTAACGAGTGGACCACCGACCAAGAAAGATTCAAGTTCCTATGCGAGCGAGATTCTACAATAAATACATTAGATCAAATAGACGAGTTATTCAATGGCGAAGTTCGGTAAAATAAAGTCAATACCAGTACTCAGTAAGAAAGAGACTGACGCATACAGGGAGCTCTTGGCTAATCCCAAGTTCAAGGCTCGCTTGGCTAAGATACACTCGACTCCAGTGATATATGGTTTCGACATCCCGTTTCTCTGTGGATATAGTAAAGACGCCAGTAAAGTATACTGCGATCGCCACTTTCAGACAAAGTGGAAGGGCGTCGATCTCATGAAGTTCCTCAAGGTTCACGAGCTCGTAGAGAAGGCTATGATTGATCTCTACGACTATCGCTATGAGTCTGCTCACAAGATCGCCACTTACTTCGAGGCACAGGCGGTTACGAAAGCCGGCATCAACTTCACTTCTTATCAGGACTATATTAAGCCATTCATCAAGCCTATTGAGCACGAGAAGGTACAGAAAGTACCACACGATCTCGACCTCACTCCATACAAGGATGAGAAGGGATTCCACAAGCTAGCTAAGCTGCTTGCCAAAAAAGAACACATTCACGAGACGAAGATCAGTCTTGAGTACCATAACGAGCTTAATCCAAAACTGTGGGATGATTGGCAGCTTAAGCCTGAAGTTAGAGATAAGTTAATCTCGTTTGCTTATGCGTGGGCAGGATTCGCTAACATTCCCATGAACATCGTGCAGGACATTATCATGATCGGTGGTAACTGCAACTACAACTATACCAAGATGTCGGACATCGACGTTCACTTGGTACTTGATAGAAATAAGATCAGCAACGACAGGGCTTTAGTAGATGATTATCTCCAGTCAAAGAAGACTCTTTGGACCCTCACCCATAATATATCAGTCTACGGGTACCCGATCGAACCATACGCTCAGGGAACCGATCAGCCCTATCAAAAAGGTCAGGGGGTTTACAGTCTCAAGAGAGACGAGTGGATCCAACGTCCTGTACAAGGCGAATACAATTTTGCCAACGACATCAACTTAAAGCGCAAAGTTCTATTCTACAAGAAGACGATCGACGACATCATCAAGAACAAGATGGGTGAGAGCGCTGTAAAAGAGTTCAAGAAAAAGATGTCCGACATGAGAGCCGCGGCGATCTCCAGCGGAGGTGAGTTCTCATTTGAGAACCTGATATTCAAGGAGCTTCGCAATAGAGGCTACCTAGATAAACTTAATAAATATGAAAAAGGTCTGAAAGATCAGCAACTTAGCTTGAGGTGAATATGTTATTAGAAGAAATGATCATGATAGACATGCTGACGAATGGATATAATCCACTCCTGAAATTAGATGTTGACAAATATTGGCAAGAGAGGTTATAATAGGACTATGATTGGACACGTGGAAATATACTCAAAGGACAATTGTCCATACTGCAATCGAGCCAAGCAGCTGCTCAACACCATGAACATCCCGTTCAATGAGCAGAAGCTCGACAGAGACTTTACTCGCGAGATCTTACTCGAGAGATTCCCTAACGCAAAGACATATCCCGTAGTAGTTGTAGATGGATTCCACATCGGTGGATACTCTCAGCTATCTGAGATGGTCAATTCCAAGACTCAATCAACGGCCGTACTACTTAATGAATCGCTATAACTGGAGACTATATAATGCAAACCTATGTGAATCGCGACACCTTGTTGCAAGATCTACGCCTTCATACCTGTAAGATCCACTTTACTAAGATCAACGGCGAGAAGCGCCAGATGATCTGTACCCTCCTCCCCGAGAAGCTCCCACCTCAGACCAATCGCTCTGCACTCGAGGAAGCGCACAAGCGCCCTGAGAACCAAGAAACTATCGCTGTGTTTGATCTTGAGAAGGGTGCATGGCGCTCTTTCCGAGTCGACTTGGTAGAGTATGCAGAGATCATCGACGGGTACTGATAAATAAACCATCTTTCAACTGCTTATAGGAGTATCTATGAAATGACAGATTATTGGGGTTTTCATTTGATCTTAGACTCAGCCGGTTGCGATCATGCATCTATTACCAGCTATGAAACCATCTATGAGTTTGCTAAGGAACTTGTCGTCGCTATCGACATGGTACCATATGGCGAGCCACAAATTGTAAACTTTGGCAGTGGTAATAAGGCTGGGTATACCCTAGTACAGCTTATCGAGACCAGTAACATCTGCGCTCACTTCGTTAATGAGCACGATCACGTCTATCTCGACGTGTTCTCTTGCAAGACATTTGATCCAGAGATCGTGATTAAGCTCGTTCAGAAGTACTTCAGAGCACAAACATACAACACTGCATTCCTTGAGCGTCAAGCGCCTGATACACAATAACCGGAGACTTTTGTTATGAATTATATTTGGTCCGACTTTAATCATGAGTCTGAGTTTTCTCAGATGCAGATCAAGGCTAAGCAGGTAAATGGTCCAGAGTACTGGCCAACGATGCGTAAGGTGTTTGAGCACGACACAGCCACCTTGCCTCTCACTCGCTTCCGCTTGTGGGCGAGCTGCCACAACGTCCCTCTCATCACCACTGGTCGAGTCGCTCGGTTTCTCGGAGCGGCATTTGACGCGGCGATGAAAGACGATAAAGTATCGTATGCTCTTAAAGAGAATTGGATCGGTATTCCAGAGTCTCAGAACCAGTTCCTCAAGGTAGCAG